TTATAAATTTTAATTCTTTCAATAAGGTGATTTAGAGTATAATTCTTCTTTGACTTATAACTAATATCATCGGCAATATCATATAAAGTTGCCTTTGATTTTTGGTCCCCCTTTCTCAGAACTCTTCCGATTGATTGGAGGTTTCTGATTCTTGATTTACTAGGGGAAGCAAAAATAACGTTATGTAAATTTCTGATGTTAATACCAGTAGAAAAAGTCCCGTAAGAAGCAACGATGATAGCATTGTTTTCTTTCTCAGTAATTTCTCTTACCTTTTCTCGATCTTCAGTGGCGACACCTCCATGAACAAAGAAAACATGACGATCATCAGTTTTGCTATTATTTATGAGATCGTATAGAGGTTGTCCATGACCTTCAACTCTAGAAAAAAGAATTAATGTATTTCCTTTGAGATCTAAAGCAAGATTTTTAATCAATTTATTACGTTTTTCGTGATTAATGATATACTGAACTTCATCTTCAAACTTTTCAAATTTTTGGGGAGGATGTTTGAGTAACAAGATATTAATATCTAAAGTTGCAACATGACCCTTCTTCATGAGTTCATCAGTTCTGATAATCTTATAAGAAGCGCCAAATAACCCCTCCAAAACCCATTTATGAGTTTGTGATCCGTCTAATGTTCCAGTAAATCCAAAACGATATTTTGCATCACAAAGTTTTGTCATTATAGATACTAATGACTTAGACTTGAACTGGTGTGCCTCATCTCCAACAACCACATTAAATCTTGAGAAGTATTGTTTGGGAAGTTTGTAGATAGACTGCCAAGTTGTAATAATTACCTGCGAGTCTGTTTCTCTTTCTTTTCCAGCGTATATTTTGTGGCAATATGAACCCACATCCCACCCATAATCTGCAAAATCTTTATACATCTGTTCTACAAGGGATGTCGTCGGGACGACTATCAGAGTATTTTGTCCTTTTTCAACGTAATATCTCACAATCGCATATATCATCAACGACTTTCCAGAAGCAGTTGGAGATATCAGTAACTTGCGATTATGTCTTAAAGCGTCGTATACTCCCTCAACTTGGTACTCGCGGGGAGCATACTTGCAAATAGAATTTATGTAATCTTTTACACCTTCCTTTGAAATATTTTCATTGACTTCAAAAGGAAGACCATAATACTTATTGTTTCTAAACTCGTAAGTATAGTTATGATTTTCGCAAAATTTTATAAGTTTGTCTAGAAGACCAACATATATTTCTCTTGTGTTTACATTAAAAAGATATATGACTCCATCCCACCATTTATTTTTATAAGATGGTGAAAATTTTGCGTTTGGAACTTCAAATTGAAAAGCGTCTCTTAGTTCGTAATAGACATGAGGTTCTGCTTCAACTTGAAGATATACTTCATTCTTTTTTGAAATAATCAAATGAGACATTCATAAAATATCAGTTATGAATATTTATTTGATTAATTATATCCAGCAGTAAATTTTGACCACTCAATTGCGTTTTTAATTTGGAATGTTCTGTTAGAAACTGTTTTGATAATCTCTTCCAGAAACTTCAGCATAATATCATAGTACCGAATTTTAAGATCAATTTTATTTAATTTCTCATCGGCGTCTATATGCCTCTGTAAGGCGTCTTTCTCTCTAATCTTATATGGAAATGGTTCTTCAACATAAACCTCTGCTGGTGCCTTTCCCGTGTAGTAGTTATAGCGTTCTAGTCTTACTCTATTGTAGGTATCTCTTGCCTTTTCTCTCAAAAGAGTAATTGTATTATAAATTGTATAATACTTTGCATGTAATTGTGGAATTTTTAAAGATTCATCATGTAAATTGTCAGGATCGATAACAGAATCTCTCTGCCACATTTCCTGAATTTCATCAAGGTTCATAGAGGATTACCATCATCAGTGAGTATATCGTAAATAGTATACTTGAAAACTACCTCTGCTGTAAAGTAATTATAGTCTGAATCTGTTGCCTCAAACTCTAGAGAAGACAATGTAACTGGAAATAAATCTAAAAATTTAACAACCGCAACAGTATTATAATTACTATTTAAAATTCTTAAAGATCCATCACTATACTGTTCTTTTAGATCTCTAGATCCTGCATCATTCGTAGTTAGATCTTTAAATTGCTTAGTGCTTTCTGGAAATCCTAATCCAGTAATCCAATTATGGATTGCCATATAGTTTTCCATATTTTCATCAACAAGAAATCTTAAACTAAAATCTCCATAATTGATGATATCTCCAGGAGTGTCCAACATTTTCAGATACGTTGGTTGGACTGTAACTCCAAGATTTATATCAGGTATCCTTGCAGAATTACTAAAAAAAGAAATTTTTGGATCTTTTGCTAACGTAAATTTAAACCCAATAGGCGAAAGAAAATTTCTATTGTTTATCTGCTTATCAAAAATCGATGCCATTTTTATTTTTATTTAGATAAAAAAAGGGATCCCGAAGGATCCCTGAGAGTTTATGTGAAATGACTCACATGAGGTTGTTAACACGTACTCTTCTGTAGTAACGGTTGCTGTTGATTGCAAGGCGACCGAGACCCTGAGTAGTTCCTTCCGCAAATGGATTAGCGACAAGACCGTATCTGGTCTTAAATCCAATTTTGGGTTGGAAGGTGTTCTCACCAACGGCACGTACCATTTGGAGAGGAACATAAGGGCAGTAGAACATACCTGCATCATAAGGGGAAGCGCCCTTATAACCAACAACATAGAATTGATTGGGAGCAGAGTTCGCGGAATATGGATCAATATAGACGCGATACTTACCTTGGAGAATACCAGCAAAAGTATTACCAGTATCGTCTACCTGAAGATTAGCATTGAGTGCAGGGGTGTAATCAAGAACACCTGCCATGGTGAGTGCAGAAGCAACGTCAGCAGAGCAGAGGATCATGTTACCCTTCCCTCTACGAGTACGCTGTGCAATTGCGTTAGCATCGCGCTCGATTTGGAAGATGAGACCCTTGAACTTTTCAACTGACCAACGACCATTGGAGTCAACGTCAAGGTCAAAAATACCAGGAGTTGCGGTGTTTACCTGAGCACCAGTTTCTGCAGTCTTATAAATGGTACGAATAACTTCGCGGTTAATCTCAGCAAGAATCTCAGTAGAGAGAATATTTGCTAGTTCCGCTTCAGCATTCAGACCATGAATCGCCTTAAGATCTTGAGCGAGTTCAAGACTGTATTCTGCTTTTAGAGCACGAGTCTTAGCAGTTACAGTGACTTTCTCGATTGAGAAAGCCATCTGATTGAATTGAGAACCGCCGGATTCACCGAGACTCTCAGAATCTTCAGTATCCATACCGCGACCAACGGTATAACCCGCCTGATTCGCATCAGAATTGGGGTTTAGAAGTCCTGGGTTGGTTCCACTCTGAGAAGCAGTAGTACCAAAACCTACAGCACCACCGGTTTGAGTACCTTCGTTCTGAGTATAACCAGAACCAAGACCAGCAGCATTACGTGCAGTGCCTTGTGCAGAGAAAGAACTATCAACTTCATCAAAGAAGGCTTCAGTACCACTTTGAGTGTTGTAACGTGAACGCATTGCGAAGATGAGTCCAGTTGGACCATTCATTGGTTGAACGCCACAAAGGTCATAGGCGACCAGATTAGGCATTGAACGTCTGATCAATGAGATCAGAACTGGATCGAAACCTGCAACAGGTCCAGCTGGAGTTGCATTACCGCTGAATCCAGCAGTAGCTCCACTGGAACCAGTGGACATATTTGGACCTTCATACAGGAACTCACGCTCCTCACGAAGTTCTCTCTCTTGGTTTTCTAGCAGGATGGCAGTTACCGCTCTACGATGTGAATCTTTGATTGGGTCCATTCCTTGATAATCAAGGATTGGTGACCACTTCTCCTGCAAATATTCTGCGTTGTGCATTTGCATTGTTTTTTACCTATTTTAAAAGTTTTGTTTGACTGTATGATTTAAAAATCACTTCTTAGCGACTCTACTAAGAGTCTGAAGATATGCTTCCATCATTGGAGAAACTGACTGGGTTTCATTACCTTGATAGATAACTTCTTCGGATAAGTTCTCAACAAAGTCTCTATGAGTACTATTATTTGATGGGAAATATGACTCCCTAAGAGTTAATAGTTTCTCACGATAGTTTTCTTCACTATCAAACTCAACATTTTCGGCAAGAGAAGCGAGTTTGTCTTTCTGAGAAAGTGCAAGACCCTCAGCGACATCCGCAAAAATTACATCGGCAACTGACTCTGCTAATCTTCTATTAAGAGCAACGTTTTTATCGATCTGCTCGTTGAGTTTTTCTTCCATTTCATCAAGTTTATCTACCATGCTCTCGATTACATCATATCTATCTTCAGGGATTGAAACATAATGATCTTCAAAAAGACTCTTCATTCCTTGTAGGAATGATTCAGTCATTTCGGTCTTAAGACCGTGCTCAATTGCAAGAGCATTCTCTTGAATCCATTCATCAGCAACATACTCAAGATATGAATCCACACGATTAGTTAGTTCTTCTTTAATGAACTGAACTTCTTCAATAAGAGCATTTTCATATGTCTCTTGAAGTTGCTCTTTAATATCATAAACTTTGGAGCGAATCGCTGCCTCAAAGATTGTACGTGCTTTTTCTTGGAATTCTTCGGAGAGATCTTCCCCTTCTAAAAGAGCATTGACATCTTCATCGAT